CTAAATCGGCCGAGCGCACTGCTCACAGCACAGCTCCGGCCCGTCCGTTATCTCGAAGTCGCTGCCGTTGACGTTGGAAAGCCTGATGCTTATCGCCCTGCCCTCGCCCGTCAGGGGAACGTCCGCGGTCCCCGTTTCGTCCGGCAGCCTTGCATACGCGCTCCGCTCGTCGCCGTCTGCGATGCAGTCCGCCTTCATCAGCCCGCCGCGCCCCGAAAGGCTCAGCAGCAGCGCCCTCTTGCTCGTGTGCAGCGTCTCAAAGTCGAACCTTGGGGTCTGCCAATAGGCGTTGATCCTTGCCCCGCAATAGCTGTTGGAATCGTCGAACACGGCCAGCGCGTCGCCGTCCGTCACGATATAGAGCCGCCCCCTGTGCTCAAACAGGCTCGTCGCCTTAAAACCGCTTCTTGTAAGGAAGCAGTCGCGCAGCACATCATACTCAATGACGACGTCGTTGGCGGTCGATGCGGAGCTTTTCCTGAACGCGAAGCACAGCCTGTCGTTCACAGCCGCAGCCGTGGCACAGCTAAAGTCCGCGCTTTTCAGCATATCCGCAAGCGCCGCGCCGTTTTGCGTCCTGTACACGTTCTGCCCGTCGTAGTAGTACAGTCCCAGCTCCGTGAGGAAGAACAGCCTGTCGGCATAGGTCACGCAAAGGGAGCGGTTGACGTCCGGAAAGCTTGCCGGCACGGTGACTATGCGGTAGTTGGACGGGCGATCGCCTATGAGCCTGTACAACCGATTGCGCTTGAATATCACAAGCTGGTTGGACAGCGCGAACAGTCCGGTTATCGGGTCGGAGTCGATTCCGACCTCCACATATCCGCCCGAAACGTCCGCGCCGTCGTCGGACGCGCCCCAATTCTCTATGGTTCGCGTGCCTCCCGGGGCGCAGCTCCAGTAAAGACGACAGGGTGAAACGCCGCTGCCCGCCGAAAACAGCCTTCCGTAGTGCATGGCCATCATGCTCACGGGTGCGCTCGACCCAAGCTCCGCGCTGCCGAACGGTGTTGGCGCGTTTACGATAACCCCGTCCCATTTGAGTATCGCGCCCTGCCCGTTCGCGATAAGCAGATAATCGTCGTCGCCTATCTTGACCCTAAGAAGGCTCACGCTGTCCATGTCCAAGCCCTGCTCCGATATGGTATAGAACGAAATCCACGCGTTCTGCAAGCTGTTATAGCAGTATAGATCGGTCTCGCTGCACGATATTCGAAGGTCGTTAAACCCCCTCCTTGACCATATATACGCCCGCTTGATGTTCGCCGTATCGGAAACGGGTGCGCAAAGGGCGGTAAAGCCCTTCATCCTTTTGAGTACTCCGCCCCTCGTTTCGACATTGCAGCAGTCCACAGCGCAGTTTGCGGGGGTCATGGGGTCGGACTTGCCCTGCTGCATCCCTAAAAAGCCCTTCAGCTTTATGTTGATCGTCTGTCCCATACGCCCTCCTTTAGTAGCGGTTGAAAATGTTTCTCACCCTTGCGCCATCCAAGTCGGAGCATATCCTGCGCTTCATGCTCTCATACAGCCCAAGGCCTAACTTCGCCCCGCTCGCGGCCGCCGTGCCGCCCGACATCTGCTCCCTTGCGGCGGCGTAGCACACCAAGAGCTGCGTCAGCTCGTCGGGAAGCTCCGGCACGTCCTCCGCGTGAAGCAGCGCGGGTATGCCGTAACGGTAGTACAGCACCCCCGTACCCTCGTTGACCGCGTCCGTGATGAGCGTGTTGGCCGCCAAAGCATAGCAGAAACGCACGTCCGTGCCGCCTATCGTCAGCCTTAACGCCTTGACGCAGGGCTTGGACAGGGCGTCAAGGTCAATTCTTCCGTCCGAAATCACAATCTCCTGCATGGTGGTGGGTTGATAGCTCATGCACAGGTCGATAATGCCTTCGTTGATATAGCCCGTAATGCGCGGCCCAAAGGCTTCAAGTGAGGCGTCGTCATCGGGTCGGCGCAGCTCCGTGAGCGTCGCCGCTATAAGCTGCTGAAGATTCATGGCTTACCACAGCTTTCTGCCGCCGCTCGCGCTGTACGCCTTGACAGCGTTTTCGCCCGTCAGCAGCTCCCTGCGGCTCTCCGCGATAACGTCCGCTATGCGCTTGGGAACCTCGGCTACTACGCCCGTCTTGACGCGGAAGTTGACTCCGTTTATCGCGCCCTCCAGGTAATCCATCCCGCCTGTTTCGGGGATGTAGATGGAAATAGTGTTCTCTTTCATGCTTGCTCCTTTCGTGCTGTAAAGGGGGAGCGCGCCGCGCTATTTTGGCGCGCCCCGTATAATGCCGCCGACCGTTTATGCGGTGACGGCGTGCTCAATCCTGACAATCCACAAGGGGTTGAGGATTTTGGCTGCATAGGCCGCGACCTTCGCGCCCACGGTTGCGCGCTGATTCAAGGGATCGCTCGAACCGGAGGAGCCGTGCGGCTTGATGATGGTCTCCATCGCGCCGCCGCCGTTGACGTCTATGACGCCGTAGGAGTCCGCGCCGAACACCAGCGTCGCATGAACGTCCAAGCCCTTCTTGGTTGTGGCGTCCACGCTGCCCGCGTCCTTGGAGTAGACTATGGCGTTGGCGGAGAGGGTTACGGCCGAGGACAGCGTTACCGTCTTGGTCGCGGAGGCGTAAGAGGCTATGGTCATCTCCGTGTCGCCGCTGTATATCTTGTTGCCCGCGACAGACAGGAACGCTATTGCCTCATCGGAGGGAGTCTCCTTGAGTACAAAGCTCGTGGAGCTTGTCACAGCGCCGTTGACCTTGTTTAAGACGGCCTGCTTGTACACCTTGGACTCGGTGCTTTCCACGAATACCACGCCGAACAGCCTGCCTATCTCGCCTGAGTATATCTGCTCCGAGTTGCTGTACTTGGAGACGTCCTGCCAAAGGCTGTCGTTCTGCAAGTCGTAGGTGGCGTCGGGGGAGCAGATGCACACGAAATGCGGCTTTCTTGCGCTGCCGTCCTCGGCTGACATGAACATACGCGCCTTATTCTTCTTGAGCGTGCGCACGGCCTTGCGCACCTCCGCCACGGACAGGGTGTCCGAGGACGCGAGGGCAAAGCGGCTCTCCGAGGAATCCGCGTACTGAACGTTGGTGGTTGCCGTCGCCGCGTCGCGGGTGACCCACTCCACCACTGTGCCTAACTGTTCGCCGAGCAGCTCCGCGCTGTCGGCTATTACCTCGTCATAGGCGGTCATGTCCAAGAGGTCGGAAACCTCGACATACGCGCCGTACTGGGATACGGTGGCTTCCACCTTGCTCTGGGTGAGGCTCTGCCCGGAGGGGGTTACGCCCTCGGTCAGGGTCAGCGCGCCCTCGTCGGGCGTGAACAGCTCATACCTGCGGAACTCCACGGTCTTGCCGTTGTGCAGGGGGATACTGCGCTTCTGACCGAACTTGGCGAAGGTCAGCCTTGTCTTGGCGGTCTCCAAAAGCTTGCGGTCGTAGAATGTCTTGTTAAAGTGCGCACCTGAGGTGTTTGCGGTTGTGTTGATTGCCATATTTCCTCCTTTTGTCGTTTAGCTGCGGGATGAGCGCTTCAGCTGCGATTCAAGTCGCCTGAACTGCTCGGAGCCCATGTTAATGTAGTCCGGCTCGGACGAGAGCGCGAAGTTGGTGCGGCGGCTCTTGGGAAGCTCCAAACGGCTTCTCTGCTTGTCCGTCAGCTCCTTTGTCACCGTGTCGCGCATATCCGCTTCACGCTTCACAGCGTCGCTCGCCCGTTTTTCGGCCGAGTAAACGCGCACCGCCGCCTTCGCGCCGAACTCCGTTATGAGCTGCGCGAACTCGCCGTCCTTACACGCCTCGTCTAATGCGAAGCCCTCGGGCAGCGCACCCTCGTTCTGCATCGCGATAAGCTCACTTACCGCCTCACAGAAGGGATTTTCCGCTGTCTCCGCTTCCATGGGAGTTGAGATTGTTTCTGTTGATTCCATCGATTCCTCCTTGTTTTTTTCTCTCTGCTATTTGGGACAGAACCTGCTGCTTGCCATCGAATACCATAAGCTCCACCGCTTGCTCGGCCTGTATCGCGCCCATGGACAGCAGCTGCATGGCTATCTCGTTTTGGGCGCTTGCCTTAAATTGTGACTTCTTTGCCGCCTTGATGGATACATAGAATTCAATGGGCAGGGACATCCCGTCCGTACAGGCTGTCATGTCCGCGCTGTTGAACAGCTCCTCGCGCTCTGTGCCGTCCTCCGTCACAACCACGGGTCTTAGGTAGAAGTTGAACTCGCGCTCCACCTCTATCTCCATGCGCACCGCCTTGCGGAACGCCTCGTGCAGACGCTGCGACGACATCCTTGTTCGCTTTGTGCTGGCCTCCTGAAGCGCGTAAATCGCGCTCGCCGCCGTGACGTTGTTGTTTGCCGAACCGCGTGAGGAGTCGTTCGCCCCGCCTTCCTCCTTGACATTCTCGTGCAGTCTTGCTATGTAGTCGGTGATGTAGGCGGGCAGCGGCGGGGTGGAAAACCAGCTCACTCCGCTCAGGCTCTCGCCCCTGTGAACCTCGCGTGACCAGTCGGCAAGGTCGTCGGCGTCGAAGCCCGAAGCCTCGGTGACGAGCAGCTTGTTTCTTGACGCCATGAGCGCGTTCTTCAGGACTATCTGATCGAGCTTGTCCGCGTAACGCTGCTGACCCTCAAAGAGGTCGCAAAGCCCGAACCCAAGCGCGCTGCCCTTGCGCGGGTACAGCGTAGTCACGATGAAGGGGTACTGCCCGTGCGCGAAATAGCCCTCGGGCTTGACGGACTGTGAATCGCGCAGCACCACGCCGCCGCAAAGCAGCGCCATATGTACGGAAAAGCTGTCGCTCTCGCTGTCGTACTCCCTGCGCCAATACTCAATCAGGAGCATCGCGTCCTTGCGGTCGGGCTTTATGGTTCCGTCCTCGGGCAGGTAGGAGCAGGCGATAAGGTCGTCGTCCAGCTCTCCCGCCTTGTCGGGGAAGTGCTGCTCTATCCATTCCTTCGATCTCAGGCTGAACTTGAACACGGCTCGACCGTCCTGAATGTCGCAGGCAAGCGGGTCGAACATGATACAGCGCACGTCCGTGTGACGAATGAACGCGCCGCCCAGTCCGCCGTTCTCCGCGCTGTCGTAGCCCACCTCCTGCACACAGCAGCCCGCGACCAAGAGGTCGTGTATGAGCTTTTGGTACTCTACATCGTAGCTTGCGGCGTCGTGATTGCGGGCTATGACCGCCTCCACTATCTTTGCTATGCGCGCATTGACGTTGTTTTCGGGCGTTATCACGGCGCAGGGCAAATCGTCCGCAAGGTCGGCGGCCACGTTCTCCACCGTCGAGTGTATGACGGGGGTCATGGGCCTCGGCTCGTTCGGGTCGTCCATGGGAACGTCCTGCCAATGCTCCCCGCGATACAGCCGCTCACATTTGTCCAGTCGCTGCCATTCGGGAGCGTAGGCGTTCCTAAAGCTGTCAAACAGCGCGTACGCTCTCACGGCCAGCGGCTCAGTTGCTTTCTTCTCTCTTGTCATCTTTCCTCCTTGTAATGTCATAGCCCGACGAACCCCGCCCTTGGCGTCGGCGCAACGGGTGAGAAGGGGTCGTAAGGCGGGACTGTCGCGGGCTTTAGGGCGTCCGCCTTCTTGGGACGGCTCATCAGAGCGTAGCGCAGAGCTTCGGGGGCGTGATCCTCGCAAGTGTCCGCGACGTCCTCCGAGTCGTGTTCGTCGAAGGTCAGCAGCGGCAATGTGCGGATAAGCTCCGTGCAGCTCTCCTGTATCGCAAGCTTAGCCCGTCCGTCCGCCCCCAAAGCCAGCGCCTCCCGCACCCTCTGCCAGCCTATAACCCTCGAATTGTCCGCGGGCAGCAGGTGAACCCCGTTCTGCGCGAAAACCTCGGCGATACTCCGACCCTCTGCGGATATGCCGCGCTGCTGCCAGGCGTCGGGTGAAGCCACGGTGTACGCTATCCTCTCGTTTCCCGTCAGGGCGCAGACCTTCTGCGCAACCTGACTTGACAAAAGCTGTCTTACATATAGCTCGCGGTACACGACTATGCTTCCCTCCGGGCCTACCGCGCACCAAAGCACGCAGCAGGGGTCGTTGTAGCCCCAGTCCATCGCCCGAAACCTGCGCCATGCCTCGGGTATCTTGGCGTTGGGTACGACATGGCGGTCGCGGTCGAATTCGGAGAAGTACTGCCCTTTGAGGACGTCCCAGTTGCCGTCAAGATAGGCCTTTCGCAGCGGCTCGGGCAGGTTCTGCAAGGTGGTGATGTAGTCGGGGTTGTTCTGCATCAGCACGGGGTTGTCCACCACGCGGGCGGGGATAAAGAGATAATCGCTGTCCCTTTCGCTTGCGCGATAGCTGCGGTCGATGAACAGCCGCTTGACCCATGCGTGTCCCACGCCGCCGGGGTTGCAGGTGTAGTACATTCGCGGGGAAAAGTCGCTCCTTACCGTGCGGTTGCAGGTCGTGATGAACTGCGTCTGCTCCTCGGTGAAGTGGGTCGCCTCCTCCAGCCCAACTACGTCGTACTCCTGCCCTTGGTATTGGTAAACGTCCTTCGCGGCGTCGCAGTAGCCCAGCCGTATCACGCTCCCGTTTGGGAAGGTGAAGGTGCGGCGGGTCTGATTGTAGACCGCGACGCTTGCAAGCTCCGCCATGAGGGGTCTTAAGTGATTCTCGGTAAGCTCAGGCAGGGTGCGGCGCAGAAGGAGCAGCTTCAGTCCCGAATATCGCAGGGCCAGCAGGACGAACTTTCGGCGCATAGCCCAGCTTTTGCCGCCGCCCCGCGCTCCGCCGTAGCAGGTGTGGCGGGTCGTGGAGGCGAAGAACAGCTCCTGCTTCGCGTTGGGTACTCCGACTAAGTGCAGCTTCATCGGCTCAGGCGCAGGGCTTCGGCGTCCATGCTTACGCTCACCACGGCGTCCCCTGCGGTTTCGCCCTTCAGCATACCAAGCTCCGCCAGTACCGGCAGCGCAAGCTGATGGGTCAGCTCCCCCAAGAGCGCCCTTTCAAGGGTGTAGGCCGCGATCCTGCACAGCGCGGCGGAGTAGAGGCGGCGCTTCTTGGTCGCTCCCGACTTGGCAAGCTCCACTATACGTTCGGGCGTCTCGCCCACGGCGGCGGCAAGCCCGTAGAGCGTGTAGGGTATCTGCCGTTCGCTGTACCCGCCGTTCTTGAGCGGATTGCGCTCCATCGTGGCGTCGCAGGCGTCAAAGTACGCCGCTATGCGCTCCTGTGTTTCGTCCTTCATTCTTGACATACCCGCTCCTTTCCGTTGCTGTCAGGTCGGATTTCACCGTTTTACCCTCGCCTTCAATCCGCCCGAGGGCTGCCCCTTTTGCCCTCCGCAGTCTTGTGGCGTTCGCAAAGCGCATAATCCGACCGAGGGCTGCCCTTTTTTTGCACAGGACAGCCCCCGCCGCCCCTTTTTTCTATGCGCCCTTGTCGTTGGACTCGTCCGTGTAGCCCGGCTCATCGCCGCCAAGCTTTAGCAGCGTGGTCTTGAGGAACTTAGGCAGCGGCAAGCCCATCTCGCCCGCGTTCTCAAGCACGGACAAGGCCTCGTTCGCTATGTAGAAGGTGCAGATTGCAGTTCGCACGGCGCCGTTGCTTCCCGCGAATCTGTCCACCACACAGCCAAGCCCGACGAGCATAAAGATCATCAGCTTCTTCAAAAGGCCCTTCCAACCGATTTCGGACGAGAGGGTTCGCTTCACCGCCGCCTTGATTACGCCCGTAACATAGTCTATCGCAACCATTATTACGAGCGCGGCAAGCAGCGCGTCCCACGGCCCCCATATATAGGCCGCAATCCCTGCCAGCGTCGAAAGCGCCAGCTTCACATAGGTGTCAATGTTCATTTCCTTCCTCCTCATTAATTTACAGCCCCAACAGGGCGTAAAGCTCATCGTTGGCCACGGCGTCGGGCTTGCACTTGGACGCCAGGGTCTTGGTCAGCAGCACCGCGGCCTTAGTGCTCTTGCCGTATACTCCGTCCACGCCGCTCTTGCCCAGGTCGCGCCCAAGTGAAAGCAGCTTCTCCTGTAAGGCGCGAACATCGTCGCCGCGCATCATGGGCGTGGTTAAGGTCAGCGTTCGCATGGTCGTGTCTCCGCTTTCGGAGTAATCCTCCTTGGTTTGCGCGGCGTCGTACATGTTCGGGAATCTGCCGTAGCGGTTCCATCCCGCGCCCGAAAGACGGGTCTTGACCACGCCGACGTCCCTGCCCTTGCACTCAATGACATAGCCGTCCCCGATGTACGCGCCGACGTGGACTATCTTCTCGCCGTTGTGCTTGAAAACAAGGTCGCCCGCCTGAATCTCCGCCGCGTTCAGCTTGTCGCACATGGCGTAAAGCCCTCTGCTTGAGCGGTCGCTTGACAGAAGCTTGAGCTGCTTCAACGCCCAGTACATGAGACCGGAGCAGTCGAAAGCCCTAATGTCGGTCTTTCCCGCGTCCAAAAGGCTTTGGTAGTACTTTTGTGAGCGCTCCGCGTTCTTGGCGGAAGTCTCGCACTTCTTGATCCATGCCTTCGCGTCCTTCATATCGTCCAGCAGCTCGCCGTCGCCGCCCCAGACGTATATCGCGTTGCCTATCTCGCCCTTGAGCAGGGCGATGAATTCATTGCTTTTGTTCATGGTATATTTCCTCCAGTTGATTTTGCGCGGCCTTTAGAGCGTTCGCGGCGCATATCTCCATGCGCTCTTGAAGTTCGCCCCTTCTGCCGCTCATATTCCATAATATGCGGCGGTTTTCGCGTTCTGCGCCAAATCGCTTAAGTCTCGGCGTCACGGCTCGCAGTAAGCCAAGACTGCTCAGCATATAGAGAGGTTTGCGGCGTGTCATGCTCCCCTCCCTACTGCGCGATAACCAGCCACTGATAGGTAAGCCCCGCAAGGAGCGGATAGGTGGCGTCGCAGTTGACGGTAAGAGCTGTGGCGCTCCATCCAAGCCTGAAGCGGCTGAAGCTTGCGCCGGTGTTGGCGGTGAAGCTGTCGTTGACCGCCATGAGCGAAGCCGAATTGCTCTCCGAGCTTGTGTCGGCGCGGTACTTGCCCACTATGCCCCTTGTCGCGTATGAAGGGTTTGTAACCCACAGGAACGCCGCCGAGGGCGTCGAGCCCAAGGAATGGCTTATCGTGTACGCGCTCGTCACCGCCGAGGTCGGAGTGAAGGAGCCGCAGTCAAAGAGTTTGCCGTTTATCGTGCTGCCGCCGCTGCCGCCCGTGTAAGTGCCGGTAACGCCTAAGATGCTCACGCCGCTTTTGATATTGGCGGCGGCTATGTTGGCGTCAATCGCGCTTGTCACGGCCGAAACGCTTACGCTTGAAAGCCCGTCATAGCCCGTGTCGGCGGCAACGCTCTGCAACGAGGTCGAGGGCGCGACAGACTTGGATTGCAGATTAGCTTCCTCGCCCGTGTAAGTGCCGGTAACGCCCAATATCTCAACTCCGCTTTTGATGTTGCCCGCCGTGATGTCGCTGTCAATCGCGCTTGTCACGGCCGAAACGCTTACGCTTGAAAGCCCGTCATAGCCCGTGTCGGCGGCAACGCTCTGCAACGAGGTCGAGGGCGCGACAGACTTGGATTGCAGATTAGCCTCCTCGCCCGTGGATATGCCCGAAATGGCGGTGGGGAAGTCGTCCGCGGCTATGCTGCTGGTGCCGCCGGTCTTAGCTCTGACGGCGTTGGCTATCGCACTGAACAGTCCCGATAGGGTAGTGTAGGTGTTTGGCAT